CTCGGATTTACTCCGGGTAGTTCTATTTCTCAAGTTAGAAGTGGAGTTCAAACAAGTGCAAAACCAACATCTACTGTTGTTTATAGAACTTACTATGGTCCTAATAATGAAGTAAAATCTGTTCCGGGAACATTAGATGCAAATGGAAATTGGAATGCTGATCAAGGTTTTGAAGAATTTGTTAAATCTCCTTGGACTAATACACCTAAACAACAAGTTTCTAGTAGTAGAGATGGCAGTAGTCCTTCAGCTTTAGAGTTAGAAGCACAAAGAAGACAAAATGAATATGCTTTAGGTGTTTCTGCAAAAAGATTAGGAATACCTTTAGAAGAATATAAAGATTTATCTTTAGGTAAAAGATTTAAACTTATGGGTCAAGAAATTCAAGTAATGAGTGGTGGTAAAGCAGATCCAAAAATAGTCAAAAGTATTCTTGATGGTAAGGATGATGGTTTTAATTTTACAGATCTTATTGGTTTTATTTTTAATCCTATTGGATCAGTAATTAAATTAGCTACAAGTTTTATAGCAGGAACTGATATTAGTGATAGTCCTGCAAGTAATGTTCAACTTAAAAATAAATCTGATGGTGGTGAAGGTGATGTTGATCCTAACTGGAGGAAAAAAGCTGCTTCTGAAAATAAGACTGGAAAAGATCGTGCTGATGATGATAGTCCTGATACAAGTGATTTTAGTCCAACAGTTAAAAATCAACAAATGGCATCAGCAGTAAAAGCAGGTGTAAGCACTAAAACAGCAACTGAATTATCTGGTTCTAAAATGAAACCGGGTACTGATGTTGGAACTGGAAAAGATGGTGCAGATAAAATTGGACCACAAAATAAAGGAGGATTAATACAAAGACCAAAACGTAAAAATAAAAAGTAGATTGGCTACTCAACAATGTTGACCCCAAGAAAGGAAAAGTAGAATGCCAGAATTAGAAAATGTGGAAGCACAAAAAACTGCAGGATATATGAGCAGAAGTAGATCTAAGTATAAAGACAAGATCAAAAAAGAAGAAGAAGAACTAAAACAACTTATGGAGCAACAAGGTAAACCTCAAGAAGTTCAAGAAGAACAAAAGGTTGAAGAAAAAACTGAAGAAGCTAAACCAGAAGTTGAACTTAGTGATGAAGAAAAATCTTTTAAAACTCGTTATGGAGATGTTAGAAGACACCTAGCTGCTAAAGAGAAAGAATATAATGCCAAGATTAAGGAGCTAGAGGATAAACTAGGAGAAACTAAAAAACTAGTGCCACCTAAATCAGATGAAGAATTATCTGAATGGGTAGAGAAATATCCAGATGTGGCAGGTATAGTAGAAACAATAGCTGACAAACGAGCAAAACAAATGTTTGATAAGGCTAATATACAATTAGAAGAACTTAATAAAGCAAAAGAAGAAGCAACAAGGAGTCGTGCAGAGAATGAAATTAGGAAAGCACATTCAGACTTTGATGAGCTACGTGATTCCGATCAATTTCATAATTGGGTTGAAGAACAGCCTAAGTGGGTTCAGAACGCTTTGTATGAAAATACGGATGATGCTGCTTCAGTTGTACGTGTTCTTGATTTGTATAAAGTTGATAATGGACTTACGAAGTCTGATAAGAAAGATAAAACAAAAGCTGCTGCCTCGTTGGTAGACCGAGGATCTAAGACAAAAGTAGATCCAAGTGAGTCTTCAGACAAGATAAGAGAGTCTGAAATTGCCAAGATGACGGATGCAGAATATGCAAAGAATGCTGATAAAATAACTGAAGCACACAGATCTGGTAAAATAATCTATGATTTATCAGGAAATGCAAGATAAAGACTTGACAAAAAAGAATTTATCTGTATAACTAACCCTTAGACACAAAGCCTCTACTATAGACTACCTTTGTGTATAAGTAATAAGAAGACTAAACTAGTAAAAGACTACCTATATAAGTACAGACCCATTGACTTTGAGACTCGCTATTTCACTGTTAAATGCACTCTAGAAAATATAGCCTCTTCTATAAGGTTAGCTTTTAAATAAGCCAAACAATAGGAGGATTTTATTATGGCTTTTCAAACAACGTCAGGTTATGGGAATTTACCTAATGGTAATTTTTCTCCTATAATCTACTCCAAACAGGTACAGCTTGCATTTCGTAAGTCAACTGTTGTAGGAGATATAACTAACTCTGATTATTTTGGGGAGATTGCTAATCAAGGCGATACAGTCAGGATTATCAAAGAACCTGAAATCTCAGTTAAAGCGTATGCCAGAGGTACTAACGTAACAGCACAAGATTTAGATGACGAGGACTTCCAACTTGTTGTTGATAAAGCAAACTATTATGCTTTCAAGATGGATGACATTGAAGAAGCTCACAGTCATGTGAATTTTATGCAACTTGCAACTGACAGAGCTGCTTATAGATTGGCTGATAACTATGACCAAGAAGTATTAGGTTACTTGTCAGGTTATGCACAGTCAACACTAAACGCAGTAGCTGATGGTGTTAACAGCACTGTAAATGGAACTAAGGCTGTATCAACAGCAGGAACAGACGAACTTCTTACTTCTATGAAGTTAAAGAAGGGATCATTTGCCAGTATTACTACTGGATCTGCAGATGACCACTCTATTCCTGTTCAGAACTTAGCTCCGGGTGCAACATCTGTTTCAACTGCAGCTGTTACTCCAATGGTAATCATCAACAGAATGGCTAGATTGTTAAATCAACAGCAAGTTGACTCACAAGATAGATGGTTAGTTGTTGATCCAGTTTTCATGGAACTATTAGGTGATGAAAACTCTAAGTTGGTAAATGCTGACTTTAATGCAGCTGAACTAAAGAATGGTCTTGCATTGACTAATTTAGCAGGATTTAGATTGTATGTATCTAGTAACCTACCTGCAGTAGGAACTGGTGCTGCTACATCTGGAACTGCTAACCAAAACAGTAACTATGGTGTTATTGTTGCAGGTCATGGTTCTGCTGTTGCAACTGCTGAACAACTTAGCAAAACAGAAACATATCGTGACCCTGACAGCTTTGCTGACATTGTTCGTGGTATGCACTTATATGGTAGGAAGATACTTCGCCCAGAAGCTATCGTAACTGCTAAATATAACGCAGCGTAAGGGAGGATAAATAATGGCTACTTTTGATTTAACAGCTAAATCCACCACTGGCGTTGGTGCTAATGTCGTTGCAGGTATACCTACACAGTCAGGTACACACGTAGTAAGAACAATCCAAGAGTATTTAGACATAGATGCTCTTATAGCAGCAGGTAATACTATTGCTAATGGAGATGTTTTTCAAATGCTTGAGATTCCTGCAGGAACACTTGTTCTTAACGCAGGTGCTGAAGTAATGAAAGCTTTTACTTCAAGCTGTACATTAGACATGGACTTTGGTGGTGGTGATGACATCATTGATGGTGCAGACATAACCTCTGCAGGTTACTGTGCTGCAGGTTCAAATGGTCAAACCAACACAGTCGTAGGTTCAGCAGCTTCAACTTACACTCAATTTATTGGAACAACTGATACAATTGATTGTACGATTGCAGGAGCTGCCGCAGCCACAGGTAGACTCAGAGTTTACGCAACTGTGATTGATTGTAACGATCATGGTGCTGTAGACAGAGCTACTGAAGTAGACAGAGATCTACTTGCTTAATAAATAACATTGGGAGGGCAGGGCAACTTGCCCTCTTAGTTTATCTAAAACAAGGATGTACTATGGCAACAACATTTTTAACTTTAACAAATGAATTGTTACGTAGGCTCAATGAAGTTACTCTAACAACAGATACATTTTCTACAGCTAAGAATGTTCAGGCGATAGCAAAAGATGCTATCAACAGTGCTATAAGAGAAATACTTCAAGATGGGCATGAGTTTCCATTTTTAAAGACTACACAAACCCAAACACTAACGGCAGGTACAGGAACATATGATTTTCCTTCAGATATGTCTTCAGTGGATTGGGATAGTTTTTATTTAAAGACACTTACTTCTGAATCTAATACAGCTAAATCTTTACCTACAATATCTTTTGAAAGCTATACTAGAAACTATAGAACAATAGAAGATGCTGCAGGAACAGGTGGTAGAACTGCACCTGATTTAGTTTATCAAACAGCAGAAGAAAAGTTTGGAGTTACACCTATTCCTAATGCAGCTTATGTAGTAGAATATGTGTACTATAAGTTTCCTGATACATTAGGTATTAATGCATCTACTGGAGCTGCAACAAATGGTACAGACAGTACCTATGATACTCCCATTATTCCTGAAAGATTTAATTATATTATTATTGATGGTGCTATGGTTTATGTGATGAGGTTTAGATCAAATGAACAAAGTGCTCAAATACATCAACAAAAGTTTACTCAAGGTATGAAAGCTATGCGTAGACTATTACTTGATGATAAACTTTCTGTAGAATCTACAATGATACAAAGACCTAAATTTTCTTCACATATGTTGAGTCTTGGTTCATAATGGCAGATAATTTACAAACCTTTAAAGTTATATCTAGGGGTGGCTTAAATACAACAGGAGATGTTTTATCTCAAGGTCAGGACTTTCCGGGCAGTGCTACAAAACTGTTAAACTACGAACCTGACTTACAGGGTGGTTATAGAAGAATAAGTGGTTTTGCAAATAGTTATGGCACAGTTACTGGAACAGGTTCTGTATTAGGTGTATGTGTAGCAGATGGAATACATAATGGTATACTAGCTGCAAGAAGACCTTCTTCAGGAAGCAATTACCTACACTATTGGACAGGCTCTGCTTGGACTGCTATTACTAGTGCAGGTTCACCAACAATGGTTGGCGTTAGTAAGGTTAGGTTTACCAGAATTAATTTTGGATCACCTAAAGTTGTACTTACAGATGGTATTAATCCTGCAGCTACTTATGATGGTAGTAGCTATGTTCAGATAACAGACTCTAATGCTCCTACTGATCCTGTAATATCAGAAGTTTATCAAAACCATTTGTTTTTAGCAGGTGATCCTGCAAAGAAAGATGAGTTATTTTTTAGTGCTCCATTAGCTGAAACTGACTTTACTCCTGCAAATGGTGCAGGTAATATTAATGTAGGTTTTGATATTGTAGCTATAAAAGTTTTTCGTAATATTCTTTACATCTTTGGCACTAATAATATTAAAAGACTTGTTGGTAATAATAGAACAGACTTTGTATTAGAGAATGTTACAAATAACTTAGGTTGTCTAGCTACAGACAGTGTAATAGAAATAGGTGGTGACTTACTATTTTTAGCACCAGATGGTATTAGACCTATTGGTGGTACTGCAAAGATTGGTGACGTTAATCTTGAAACTGTATCTAAGAAGATACATAAAACAGTACAAAATACTATTAATACAGAAACACTTACAGGTTTATCTTCTGTATTAATTAGGTCAAAGTCACAGTTTAGATATATGTTTGCAGGAACAAGTTCTGTAGGAATATTAGGAGCACTTAGAGAAAATCCTCAAGGTGGTTTTGGTTTTGAGTTTGCAACATTGTTTGGTTTTTCTGTTACTTGTGCAGACAGTGGATACATAGGAACAACAGAGACAATTATACATGGTGACTCTACAGGTAAAGTTTACGCACAAGAATCAGGAACATCTTTTGCAGGATCTGATGTATTAAGTATTTATCAAACACCTTACTTATATTTTGAAGATCCAAGACAAAGAAAAATATTTTATGATATGTCTACGTATTTACGTGCAGAGGGTGCAATATCTGTGTCATTAGGTATAGTGTATGACTTTGAAGATACAGATATTCTTAACCCTGCTAACGTAACATTTAGTGCTACTGGTACAGCAGCTGTTTATGGTTCAGCAATATTTGATACAACACAAGTTTATGATGGTAATCCCTCTCCAGTAGAAACAGCAACATTTACAGGATCAGGTAAATCTATCTCTTTTCGTTTTGTTGCAGAAGATACAAATGCTAGTCACAGTATACAGGGATTTACAATTACTTATGGATTAGGAGATTTAAGGTAATGGGTACAGGTTACACAAGAACAAATACCTCAGATATTCAAGCTGATGAGGTCGTTAAATCAGCACCATTAAATGCTGAACTTAATGCTGTTGTAAATGCTTTTGCATCTTCAACTGGACACTCACATGATGGTACATCTGCAGAAGGTGGTCCTATAACTAAACTGTTAGGAACAACTATTACAATAGGTGATGGAACTGCAGGTACAGATATTACTGTTAACTTTGATGGTCAAGATAATGATGGTCAATTATTGTGGATGGAAGATGAAGACTACTTTCAGTTTAATGATGACATTTTAATCAATAGTACAGAAAGACTTAACTTTGGAGATACAGGAACATATATTCATCAATCTGCTGATGGTGTGCTTGATCTTGTTAGTGATACAGAAATAGAAATAAATGCTACAACAATAGACGTAAATGGTAATTTAGATGTATCTGGATCTTTAACAATAGCAGGTGCTGCTGTTACAGCTACT